ATTATTAATTTATTTAGATTGTAAAGGAAGATTTACACGTAAGGATTTTATTGACGGAGTTTATACTATGAGTTGGGATAAAAACCGTTGGGAAAGACTTAAAAGAGATGGGTGGATAGAAACGTGGCGACACCGTAACAGAACGACTATTATGTATAGCATATTTAAGACCTCGTTTAAATGTTCACAAGTAATAAGTAGGGTGTATAGAATTCTACTAGGCGAGGAAGACTTACCCACTTCAGAAAGAAGTGTATTTTACAATAACAAGTCATATACAGATAAAGTTTACAACAAAGCTATAGATGATATGATAAAAGATAAAGATAGATAATGCCAAACTTTAAAAAAAATACAAGCCCAGCAATGAAAAGAAGTTGCTATAAAATGAAAGGTTTTTCAGGATTTGGAAACTCACCTGTAACTAAAATGGATCCAATGCACAATGGTAAGCCTGGTGTACAGAAAGAAGATTTTGCTCAATTTAAAAGTTCACCTGCCACATTCAAAGGTGCTAACTCAAAAAACTCTAAGTGTTGGAAAGGTTGTAAGAAGGTAGGTACAAAAATTTCAAGCCGTACAGGAAGAAGAGTTAATGATTGTGACTGTGGTAGTAAATATAGTAAAAAATAAATGGGATTTAAACTAGGATCAGAAAGAGGTAACTATGCTGTCAGTGGTGAAATCAAAACAAAAATGCGTTTTGGTAAACAAGCTGGTGGCCCAACATCTGTGCCTGGAACACCTATTGTACCAATGCCATTAGAAGAGGGTATTTTAGGTGAGGCTAATATGGATGGTACTATATATGTTAATGAAAACCTAGATTCTAATAGTTATGAGTACAGACAAGTTATAAACCATGAGATGAGGCATGCTACTGATATGAAAGTAGGAAAGTTAGCTTACGATGACAATTACGTGATGTACAATGGAGAGAAATTTGAAAGAAAAGATATTAATGGAGTTGACTCAATACTAGTTGATGGCAAGTGGAAAGAAGCTGGAGACACTGGCTTTCCTTGGGAAGACGACGCGAATAACGGTGGAAATGGAGATATTTAAAGATAATAACAACTGGAACGAGAAATCTATTATAGGTTTCATTGCATTTTCAATAATGTGTGTGATAATGATAGTAGACCTTGTAACTGGTTATGTAGGTAAAGATTTAATAATAAACGAGTTTGTATACGACTCATTTGTATTTGTAGTGTTAGGATGCTTCGGTATAAGTGGTGTAGAGAAATTCGCAAAAAAATAAACTATGTTAAGTAAACTATTTTCAGGTGGAGCAACAGAGCTTATAAAAGGTGTTGGTGGAGTAATAGATAACTTACATACTTCTGGTGAGGAAAAGCTAGAAGCAGAAAGAAAAATAAAAGAATTAATTGCTAACTACGAGATAGAGATGGAAAAGAATATAACATCTCGCTGGGAAGCAGACTTAAAATCAGACTCTTGGCTAAGTAAAAATGTTAGACCAATGGTATTGATTTTTTTAATAGTATGCACCATGCTATTGATATTTATAGATGCAGGTGCAATAAAATTTAACGTGAAAGATTCTTATATAGATCTTTTACAATTAGTATTAATAACTGTGATCGGTGCTTATTTTGGCGGACGATCATTAGAAAAAGTAAAAAAATAAAATTATGGCAAATCAATATTTTCAAAAAACATTTAGACCAGACATAATAAATGGTGATGTATCAACAGTAATACAATCTGACAAATCTGACTCACCTTTTGCGGCAAAAGATATAATTTTTGATTGGACAGCTGTAGATATTCCACTAGGAACAGACGCTATAGTAGATGGACTAGTACACATGTATGGGGAAGACGGTGGAGTCCAACACTCAACTGATTTTTTCTTGTTAATAGCTAAAACTAATAATGGTGCAGCTCCAACAAGTTTAGGAAATGTAAACTCATCTCCAGCAAATAGTGCGTGCTACGAGTTACCAGATGTGTTAATGGGCGTGATGAGTTTTGAAGGCGACAGTACAAGAGCTGGTATGATAGAGCTAGGTGGACCAGCTGGTTCTGTTTATCATTTTAATACAACAACAGCAGGAGGGCAAACTGCGCCGGTGGTTATACAGCCGGAAAAAAATTCATTAGGAGGTCAAACAACAAACAGAATATATGTAGCGGCTATAGCCGGTGGGGTTTTTGATTTTTCAACGGGTGTTTTAGCTAATGGCGCTGTAACAGACAACGACACTACAAGTATTACAGTAAAAACTGTTGATCCAAGAAAATCTTTTAGAGTAGGTGACACTGTTTATTTACACGATGTTGACACTGCTTTAGGAACTATTGCATCTATGACTGCTACAAATATTACTTTAAACGCCGCTATTGGAAGCACAGACATAGCTGACGAAGATGAATTTGTTAATGCTAAGCCTATTACAGTGACTCTAGGATTTAGAGGAAGATAAAATAAAAACAAATTAAATTAACTTAAATTAAATAAAATGGCAACAAAAGAAAAGGTGGTAGACCTTAAACCTACATCAATTACTGACGAGCAATTAAAAAAAGTTCAAACAACGGTAAGTAATATAAATAGAGCTCAGCTGGAGATAGGCTCTATTGAAGTTAAGAAACACAACTTGATGCACCAAGTAAACAGTTCACAAGAAGAGCTAGTAAAAATACAGGCTGAGCTTGAAAAAGAGTATGGTACTGTAGATATTAATATCCAAGATGGAACAATCAACTATGATGTCGAAGCTAATAAGAAAGATTAGTATTGGTAAAGATTATAAGAATGACGCTATGCACTATGCCGTGGGGCAAGAAGTGTATGGTGGTCATACTATCTGCGATATTATAGAGGAGGACGATAAGTTTTCTATATACATTAAAAAAGGTAAAGATGTTTTACCTTGGAAAGACTTTAATAAAAACATGGCTGTATCTGTGGAATATAACTTACAATATTAATGAAGAGTGTTTACAACTTTGTTGTAACGCCAAAAGGAAAAAGATATAACAATACTAAGAAGCTAGATGGTGGAGAGTTAATCCTTAACACGGAAATGTTTAACCATCAGTATGTAAACAGGGAAGCAGAGGTTATATCAACACCCATTATTGGTGATACAGATATAAAACCAGGTGATACAGTTATTATACATCACAATGTATTTAGAAGGTGGTATGATGTTAAGGGTAAAGAAAAAAATAGTAGAAGTTATTTTGACGACTCTACTTATTTTATAACACAAGATCAAATCTTTTTATATAAAAGAGATGACAAGTGGATAGCTCCAAAGGGATATTGCTTTGTAATACCTTTGAAGGCTACAGATCAGTTTAACACTGAGTCTGAAAAACCTTTGCAAGGTATTGTCAAGTATTCTGACGGTACGGTTAAGGTTGGAGATCTAGTTGGCTATAGACCAAATAGTGAATATGAGTTTATCGTTGATGGCGAGAGACTTTTTAGAGTTTTATCAAATTTAATTACAATCAAATATGAACATCAAGGAAACGAAGAAACGTATAATCCAAGCTGGGCACAAAGCAGTTGAAGAACTTATCAAGGTAGGTGAAGAAGCTATTGTCACTGACTCTGAAGACGATTTAACAGCTGATAAATTAAAAAACGCCGCAGCTTCTAAAAAGCTAGCTATTTTTGACGCATTTGAGATACTTAACAGAATTGAAGAAGAAGAAAACTTGCTTGAGGGTAAAACACCTGAAGAGGCAAAGGAAAAAACTTTTAAGGGATTCGCTGAAAGTAGATCTAAATAATGTACGAGCAAAGTTTAGTTAATACAGTTGAACCTGTAAAAAAGACTACTATCAGTAGACTTAACAAAGGTAAGAAGTGGAAATACGGTTACAATAAAGAACACGACATTATAGTGTTGTCTCAAAGTGGACAAATAGGTGAGATAATAGAAATACAAGGACTAGTTATTGCGCTACCAAAAGCTCCTAAAGAAATATACAAAGATCCGAAGAACAAATGGGTGAAATTCGAGTATCCCAAGGAGTTGCAAAGAATTAAGAATATATTCGATTGGAGGAATTATCCGGAAAGCAGTAAAGAAAAATGGTACGATTATATAGATCAAGAATTCACAAGAAGGGAGGAGGGTTTTTGGTTCACGAATAATGGTAAACCAACCTGGATAACAGGTACGCAATACATGTACTTGCAGTGGAGTAAAATTGATGTAGGTGCTCCAGATTTTAGAGAGGCAAACAGATTGTTTTATATATTCTGGGAAGCTTGCAAGGCGGACAAAAGATGTTATGGTATGTGTTACCTTAAAAACAGACGATCTGGATTTTCTTTCATGTCATCAGCTGAAACGGTTAATTTAGCCACTCTTGCAAGTGATAGTAGATTTGGTATACTATCTAAAACTGGATCAGATGCAAAGAAAATGTTTACAGACAAAGTGGTTCCTATATCAATTAATTATCCTTTCTTTTTTAAACCTATCCAAGATGGTATGGACCGTCCTAAATCTGAACTTGCTTATAGAGTACCTGCTAGTAAGTTTACAAGAAAGAAAATGTCAGCTACAGATGGTATGGAGGAAATTGAAGGTCTGGATACAACAATTGACTGGAAAAATACTGGAGACAATAGTTATGATGGTGAGAAACTAGCTTTACTAGTTCATGATGAGAGTGGTAAATGGGAGAGACCCGATAATATTTTAAACAACTGGAGGGTTACAAAAACATGTTTACGATTAGGTAGTAGAATTATTGGTAAATGTATGATGGGCTCAACTTCAAATGCTTTAGATAAAGGTGGAGAAAACTTTAAAAAACTATACAATGCCTCAGATGTCACGAGAAGAAATAGAAACGGTCAGACAAAGTCTGGATTATACTCTCTTTTTATCCCAATGGAGTGGAACTACGAAGGATTTATTGATGAGTATGGAATTCCAGTCTTTACTACTCCTGATATCGACAGACTTACACCAGACGGTGAATTAATAGATGTTGGTGTAATAGATAACTGGCAAAATGAGGTTGATGGTTTAAAAGATGATCAAGACGCTTTAAACGAATTTTACCGTCAGTTCCCAAGAACTACAGAGCATGCATTTAGAGATGAAACAAAAAACAGTATATTTAACTTAGTAAAAATATACGAGCAGATAGATTACAATGAAGAACTATCTAGAACACTAGGTGTAACTAAAGGTAATTTTCAGTGGGTAAATGGTGTAAAAGACTCGCAAGTCATATTTTACCCAGATTCAAAAGGTAGATTTAAAGTTAGTTGGGTACCACCGTCAAAAATACAAAATAGAGTAATACTTAAAAACGGTATTAAATATCCTGGCAATGAGCACATGGGAGCCTTTGGTTGTGATAGTTACGATATATCAGGTACAGTAGATGGAGTTGGATCGAAAGGAGCTTTACACGGGCTAACTAGGTTCAGTATGGAAGACGCTCCTGCTAACAGTTTCTTTTTGGAATACTTATCAAGACCGCCAACAGCCGAGATGTTCTTTGAGGACGTTCTAATGGCTTTAGTATTTTACGGGATGCCTATACTCGCAGAGAACAATAAACCCCGTCTCTTGTATTACCTGAGACGTAGAGGATATAGAGGTTTTAGTATGAATAGACCTGATAAGATATGGAACAAATTATCTGTTGCAGAAAAAGAGGTAGGCGGAATACCCAACTCCTCAGAAGATATTAAACAAGCACATGCCGCTGCAATCGAGATGTATATACAAGATCACGTTGGAATGAAGCGAGATGGAACGTTTGGTGACCTGTATTTTAATGAGCTACTAAATGATTGGGCAAAGTTTGATATAAACAAAAGAACAAAGCATGATGCGTCTATAAGTTCTGGATTAGCCATTATGGCTAACAACAGGCATTTATACGCGCCAAACGCTAAGGTTGAAAAACAACCACTAAACATAAACATTTCTAAGTATAGTAATACTGGAAGCAATTCACAAATAATCAAATAATAAATATGGCAGAGTCTGGCATTAAAAGTTATTTCCCGAGTCAAACAGTTAGCGACGCTGAAAAGCTAAGCTACGATTATGGTTTGAAAGTAGGTAAAGCAATAGAGCAAGAGTGGTTTAACAACGATAATAGTTCTAATAGATATAGAACTAATAAAAATGATTTTCACAACTTAAGGTTATACGCGAGAGGAGAGCAATCGATACAAAAGTATAAAGATGAATTATCTATAAACGGTGATTTGTCGTATCTTAATTTAGACTGGAAGCCAGTTCCTATTATATCTAAGTTTGTGGATATAGTTGTTAACGGTATTGCCGAAAGAACTTATGATGTTATAGCTTACTCTCAAGATCCTTTTGGTGTGGCTAAAAGAACAGAGTATATAGAAGGAATACAAAAAGATATGAGGTTAAAATCTTTTAATGAAAAAATATCTCAATCTTTAAAGCTTAACGTTAGAGAAAGCCAAGTGGAAGAGCTTCCGGAAACAAAAGAAGAGTTAGACTTACACATGCAGCTTTCTTACAAGCAGTCTATAGAGGTAGCGGAAGAGCAAGCGATAAACACTCTATTGGAAGGTAATAAATACGAGCTTATTAAAAAACAGTTTTATTACGATTTAACAGTTCTAGGAATTGGAGCGGTAAAAACTTGTTTTAACACATCTGAAGGGGTTACTATAGATTATGTTGATCCAGCTAACCTTGTTTATTCTTATACTGAGTCTCCGTATTTTGACGATATATATTACGTTGGTGAAGTAAAAACTATACCTGTTAATGAGTTGGCTAAACAATTTCCACATTTAGATGAGGCAGCTCTTGAAGATATAATGAAAAATAAGTCTAGCGTTAGGTCTAACTATAACTCAAGGCATACTCACGAAAAAGAAGACAGCAACACTATTCAGGTTTTATATTTTAACTATAAAACTTACATGAACGAAGTGTATAAGATGAAAGAAACTGCTACTGGTGCTGATAAAATTATAGATAAAGACGACTCTTTTAACCCACCGCAAGACAAGGAGGGTGGTTATGGTAGGATGTTGAGGTCTATAGAGTGCTTATACGATGGTGCTATGATAGTTGGTACAAAAAAACTACTTAAATGGGAAATGGCTAAAAATATGATGCGACCAAAAAGCGATTTTACTAAAGTTAAGATGAACTACAATATTGTAGCTCCTAGAATGTACGATGGTAGAATAGACTCGCTTGTTAAAAAAATCACTGGTTTTGCTGACATGATTCAACTAACACACTTAAAGCTACAGCAAGTATTGTCTAGAATGGTTCCAGATGGTGTATATTTAGATGCTGATGGTTTAGCTGAAGTTGATTTAGGTAATGGAACAAACTATAATCCACAAGAAGCTTTAAACATGTTCTTCCAAACTGGTAGTGTTATCGGTAGATCATTTACAAGCGAAGGTGATATGAATCCAGGTAAAGTACCTATTCAAGAAATTACATCAGGATCTGGTGGTAACAAAATGCAAGCTCTTATTGGTAATTACAACTACTATTTACAAATGATAAGAGATGTAACCGGGCTTAATGAAGCTAGAGACGGTAGTATGCCAGATAAAAATGCTTTAGTTGGTGTGCAGAAGTTAGCGGCTGCAAATAGTAATACAGCAACAAGACATATATTACAATCTGGTTTGTTTTTAACAACTGAAGTTTGTGAATCTTTGTCTCTTAGAATATCTGATATTATAGAGTACTCTCCAACTAAAGACGCTTTCATACAGGCTATAGGTGTTCATAATGTTGAAGTTTTAAAAGAAATAGGAGACTTACATCTTTATGATTTTGGTATATTTATAAACCTACAGCCTGATGAAGAGCAGAAAATGATGTTAGAGAACAATATTCAAATGGCTTTACAACAACAAGTTATAGAGTTAGCTGACGCTATAGATGTTAGAGAGATAAAAAATATAAAGTTAGCAAACCAACTTCTTAAGATACGTAGAAAAAAGAAGTTAGATAGAGACCAAGCGTTACAACAACAAAACATGGAACAACAAGCACAGTTAAACCAGCAGTCAGCGCAAATGGCTGCTCAAGCTGAAGTTCAAAAGAATCAAGCTGTAACCCAAAGTCAAGCGCAATTAGAACAAATAAAAGGTCAAATAGAATCTCAACGCATGATGCAGGAGGTTCAAATGAAAAAAGAACTCATGGGGTTAGAGTTTCAATACAACATGCAACTAAAAAGTATGGAGTCTTCTGTTAAAAAGCAAGGTGAAAAAGAAAAAGAAGATCGTAAAGACGAAAGAACAAAAATACAAGCTACACAACAATCAGAAATGATTGACCAAAGAAATAGTGGAAAACCACCTAAAAACTTTGAATCCGCAGGTAATGATATACTAGGTGGAGGATTTGATTTAGGTTCGTTTGACCCTAGATAAATTTATTAACTATTATTATATTATATTATGGCAGAAAAAGAAGAGCCAATCGCAAACGACGATACTGGCAAGATTAAAGTAAAAGCAAAAAAAGAAAAACAACCTGATAGCACTGAGACGAAAGGAAATGTTACTAAGGTTAAAGACAAAATGAAAATGAAAACTGTAGTTGCAGAAGAAACGCTTACTAAGGTTGATTTAAACAAACCAAACAAACCAGAAGAAAATGAAGTTAAAGAAGATAACCCTGTCAACGAGGGAGTGGTTGGAGTCGATGAAAATGCCGATGCCCCACAAGAACAAGAAGAAGTACAGCCGGAAGCAGAAACACAAGAAACTGCAGTATTAGAAGAAATCACTGAGGATTCTACAGAAGAAGAGGTTGCTGAGGTTGAAGAGCAAATTGAAGAAGCTGTTGCTGAAGCGGAGGCTACAGGAAAACCTTTACCAGAAAACATTCAAAAGTTAATGGAGTTTATGGAAGAAACTGGTGGTGACCTAAACGACTACGTTCAGTTGAACAAAGACTATAGCAAATTAGAAAACGAAGACTTGCTGTACGAGTACTACAAACAAACAAAGCCTCACTTAAACAACGAAGAAATAAACTTCATGATGGACGATCAGTTCGCTTATGATGAAGATGAAGACGAGGAAATAGATATAAAAAGAAAAAGACTAGCGTTAAAAGAGCAAGTTGCGAACGCTAAAAGCCACTTGGACGGGCAAAAGTCCAAATACTATGAAGACATCAAAGCTGGAAGCAAGCTCACTAATGAGCAGCAAAAAGCAGTTGATTTCTTTAATAGATACAACAAGGAGTCAGAAGCAACTAAAAAAACAGTTAAAAAGAACTCTGATATTTTTACTCAAAAAACAAATAATGTTTTTAACGACAAGTTCAAAGGTTTTGAATATAACGTCGGTGACAAAAAATACAGGTTTAATGTAAACAATGCTGAAGAGGTTAAAACAACACAGAGCGATATAAATAATTTTACTAAAAAGTTTTTAGATAAAAATAATACATTATCAGATGCTAAAGGTTATCATAAATCTCTATACACAGCGATGAACGCGGACGCTGTTGCAAGACACTTTTATGAACAAGGAAAAGCTGACGCTATAAAAAATAGTGTTGCTAAAGCTAAAAATGTAGACATGGAGCCAAGACAAAGTCATGGCACTGTTGAAGCTGGAGGCGTGAAAGTAAGAGTGTTAGGTGATGATTCTTCTGATTTTAAGTTTAAAATTAAAAACAATAAATTTAAAAATTAATAATTAAAAATTAAAAATTATGGCAATTACTGCAGGAGATAATTTGAATAGTGTTCCAGCTTCAAGAAAGCAAACACTAGCTTCAAATTACCTAGACCTTTCATCAGCTGCAAACGCAGGGTGGGGTCAACAATACGTACCAGATCTAATGGAAAAAGAAGCTGAGGTTTTCGGACCTAGAACAATATCAGGTTTCTTATCACAAGTTGGAGCTGAAGAAGCGATGAGCGCTGATCAAGTTATTTGGTCTGAGCAAGGTCGTTTACACTTATCTTACAAAGGTTTAGTAACTAACTCTACTGGTGCAAATGCTGGAACTGGTGCTTCAAACACTATTACAGTTACTACTGATATAGATGGTTTAACACCTACAAAGCACGGTGTTAGAGTTAACGATATGGTTATTATTGCAAACTCAAATGGAGTTCATAAATGTTTAGTAACAGCTGTTACTGGTGATTTAGCTTTTGAAGTTTACGCTTATGACTTAGGTGCTGGTGGTTTAGCTGATACAACTGATACTACTGGAACAACTATACTAGTTTATGGTTCTGAATTTGGAAAAGCTGCTAGCTACCCAACTGGTGGTACTGCTACTACTTCTAGTGATTCAAGAGGTGCTAACGAGCCTGTTTTCAAAACTTTCACTAACAAACCAATCATCATGAAAGATTACTACGAAGTGTCTGGATCTGATGTTTCTAAAATTGGTTGGGTAGAGATAGCGTCTGAAAATGGACAATCAGGTTATTTATGGTACTTAAAAGCTGAGTCTGACACTAGAGCTCGTTTTAACGATTACATTGAAATGGCAATGCTTGAGTCTGAAAAAGCTGTTACAGGTACTAGTATAATAGATGGTTCAAATAACATAAACGGGACTGCTGCTGGTGATCAAGTAGGAACTGAAGGTTTATTTGCTGCTATTGAAGATAGAGGTAACTTAACTTCTGGTATCACTGGGGTTAACGCTGCAACTGATTTAGCTGAATTTGATGCTATCTTAGCTGAGTTTGACAAGCAAGGTGCTATTGAAGAAAACATGATGTTTGTAAACAGAGCTACTTCGTTAGCAATGGATGATATGTTAGCTGCAATGAATTCTTACGGAGCTGGTGGTACTTCTTACGGAGTATTCGATAACTCAGAAGATATGGCATTGAACTTAGGTTTCTCTGGTTTCAGAAGAGGTTCTTATGACTTCTACAAGTCTGACTTTAGATACTTAAATGATTTAGCAACAAGAGGTGGTATTAATGCTGCTGCTGGATCTTCTGCTATCAGAGGTTTAATGGTTCCTGCTGGAACTTCTACTGTTTATGACCAACAATTAGGTCAGAACCTTAAACGTCCTTTCTTACACGTACGTTACAGAGCTTCTCAAACTGATGACAGAAGAATGAAGTCTTGGACAACTGGTTCTGTTGGAGCTGCTACAGCTGCTTTAGATGCAATGCAAATCCACATGTTAACTGAAAGATGTTTAATTACTCAAGGTGCTAACAATTTCATGTTATTGAAATAAGCATTTATATTTAAAGAACCGGGGCTTCGGCCTCGGTCCTTTTATTTTATTAATTTATATTATATTATATTATGGCAAAAAAACAAAAAACAGAAAAGGTTGTAGAACCTTTAATAGAAAAAGACTTCGAAGAAGTTATGGTGGAAACACCGGGAGTTGAAGAACCAAAAGCAAGAGAACGAATAAAACCTACTAACGAGTGGGAAATTAAAGATAGAGTTTATTACTTAAAAGGAGATAAAAAACCTTTATCTAGATCTATTAAATCTGCTGGTATTTATTATTTTGACAAAGAGTTAGGCTACGAAAGAGAAATGAAATACTGTCAAAACCAAAAAACACCTTTTGTAGACGAAATGAAAGGCGATCAAAGATTAGAGCATATTATATTTAGATCAGGAAGTTTATACGTTCCAAAAGAAAAAACAGTTTTACAAAAACTACTAAGCTTGTACCACCCTGGTAAAAACAAAATTTTTTATGAATACAAACCAGCTGTTCTAGCTGAAGAAGAAATAGAAGTTTTAGACTTACAAGTTGATGCTTTAGTTGCGGCTAGAAATCTAGACATAGATACAGCAGAAGCTATCATGCGTGTAGAGAAGGGATCTGGAGTCTCAGACTTAAGTTCTAAGGAGCTAAAAAGAGATTTATTAGTATTTGCTCGTAACAACCCTAAATTATTCTTAGAGTTAGCGGACGATGAAAATGTAATGCTAAGAAACTTTGGTATTAAAGCTGTTGAAGCTGGAGTACTAAGATTATCCTCTGATCAAAGAAACTTTTTGTGGGGTAGTAATGGAAGAAAGTTAATGGTTATACCGTTTGACGAACACCCATACACTGCTTTAGCACACTGGTTTAAAACTGACGAAGGTATGGAGATTTACTCCAATATTGAAAAAAGATTAAATTAATCTAACTGTAGATGCAGTCGCTCTACGGAGCGATTGCAAACTACAAATTATATTATATGGAAAAAAATAAATCAAAAGGATTAGGCGACACTGTCGCTAAAATAACAAAAGCAACTGGAATTAAAAAAGTTGTAGACAAAGTTAGTGAAGCTGTAGGTAAAGACTGTGGTTGCGCTAAACGTCAAGACACTTTAAACAGATTGTTTCCTTATAATAACTAAAAAGAAATTATGATTAGCATAGATACAGTTTACCAAAAGGTTTTAGCTTTTGCTAATAAAGAGCAGAGAGGATATATAACTCCACAAGAGTTCAACTTGTTTGCAAACCAAGCTCAAGAAGAGATATTTGAACAATATTTTTACGACAAAACTCAAGAGGGTAAAAAACCAACAAATTCACATGTTTTTTTAGATGTTGATCAAACGCTGGAAGAAAAAATAAGACTATTTGAAAGAGTTTACGGTGTTGCTGCTATAACTGCTCTACCTGACACTGGTAATATTAACATTAAAGTTTTTGACCCTAGAGTTGTATACAGAATAAATAAAATAGAGTTTAACAATAATGATTGCGAGCTAGTAAATACAAATGATTTTAACGAATTTAGGTTTGGAGGCCCGTTAGTTAGACCAACTAACCTAAGACCTATAGCTAACATAAGAGCTAACCAAATAAGAGTTGTTGGTGACAGCGGCTCTTTAATTGTTCCCACTGGAATATTTTACTTTCAAAAACCAGCTAAAGTCTCCTGGGGATACTTTGTTATTGGTGGCAAAGCACTACACGACAGTGACGCTGCTAAAACTACAGATTTTGAGTTGCACCCATCAGAAGAATCTGAATTAGTTTATAAAATATTAAAGTTTGCTGGTTTATCGATGAAGCAGGTTGACCTTTTACAAGCTGGTCAAGGCATGGAAACAGTACAAACTACACAAGAAAAAAGATAAATAAATGGGATTATTAAACGAGACAGCAAGACAATACTACGATAACAGCAATGGTTTTGGCGGATACCAATTTATATCTTTACATGATATAATAAGTCAGTTTAAAGTGGCTTACGTTGGCGAAGATAAAATAATATCAAAAATAAGCAGAACAGATGTAGCTTTTCACGCCCAAAGAGCATTACAAGAACTATCTTTTGACACTTTAAAATCTATTAAAGGTTTAGAAGTAAAAATACCACCTAGTCTTCAAGTTATATTACCTCAAGACTACGTTAATTATACTAAAATATCTTGTGTTGATAATAATGGTATAAAAAGATTACTCTACAGAACTAACCAAACATCAAACCCTGTTGCTTATCACCAAAATGAAGACGGTGATTTTAAAATCAATCCTGTTGGAACTTTAATTTTAAATTCAAACGTCATTGTTTTAGATGGTGACTATAGCGACGTGTTAGTTAATGGTATGAGAGTGTTAGGCCCTAATATACAACCAGCTTCCCACATACATAACATCACCACTACATCTGGTATAACATCAATAACACTACAAAACAAACAAGGTACTATCGATAAAGACGCTTTAGCATCAACAAATGAAAGGCTAGAAATTGTTAGGTTTAACTATTTAGGTGGTGGTTTAAAATCAGGCAACAACAACCTAACAGAAACAACTACTACAGCAGCCGCGATTATAGGCGATACGTCTTTAAACTTAACAAGTGTTAATGGTATAAAAGAAGGTATGTTTATAAATCACCCTGCGTTTGTAAATGATAACACCGTAGATAATGGTAGTAGTGCTATAAAAGTTATTGGAGTTGGCACTACAACAATAGAACTTTCTCACGCCGCGGTTAAAGCTGTAGCTCTAGGAGATACGGTTGGATTTATATCTAACGAAAAAAATTCTAAAACTTGGGATAACTACAAATCAAGTGGTAACACAGAAAACAACAACGACTACTATGGTAATGGGGATTACTGGCCTGATAGTAACAGTGCTTATGGTCTTGACCCACAGTATTCGCAAGTAAATGGATCTTTCTATATAGATGAGAATAATGGATTAATTCATTTTAGTTCTAATATTGCTGGGAAAACTGTGATCTTAGATTACATAAGTGATAGTCTTGGTACCGACGAGGAGATGCAGGTTCACAAATTCGCAGAAGAAGCTATGTACAAGTGTATAGCATACGCTATTTTGTCTACAAAAACAAACATACAAGAATACATAGTGCAAAGATTTAAAAAAGAAAGATTTGCAGCTGTAAGGACAGCTAAATTAAGATTATCTAATATTAAATTAGAAGAGTTAACTCAAACGCTTAGAGGTAAATCTAAGCAAATAAAACACTAGTACATGCCAGAGATAAAGAATCAGTTTACCGGTGGTAAGATGAACAAGGATGTTGACGAAAGACTTGTTCCCAAAGGTGAATATAGAGACGCGATGAACATACAAGTGTCAACTTCAGAAGGTTCTGATGTTGGTACTATTCAAAATATACTTGGTAATTCTATAGTAGAAAATAGCAGTATAATACCATCTGGATCTATTTGTATAGGTTCTATTTCTGATGAAAAAAACGACAACTTCTATTGGTTAACAACTCAAGATAATTTTAAAAGCGCTTTTGAGGGTGGTAATCCAGATGTATATCCCGTTCAAGCAGGTAATTATCAAGGTCAAACAACCTGGGGAGCGAACTTACAAGGAATAGGCGGTGAAGATCAAACTATACTTTCTTGTAACTTCTTAACTAAAAATACTAAAAGTGGTATATACAGGTTGAAAGAAGAGAAGGTTGAGCCAGTGTTGATAGACGATGCTGATCAAATAACTACTATTTGGAGTGGTGTAGAAAACTCTACAGGTTTGTCACAGGTAGCTATAGCTGAAAGCTCTAGAGACCAAAACCTAGGCTCACCACTGGTAGTTGGAGTAGGATTTTTGACACAAGGCTTAGGTTATGATATTAGTGGAGATCCTATACACGAAATATACGATGGAGCTAATATAAACGTTGGAGATACTTTAGAAATGTGGGGCTACAACCCTTGGGCTAAAGAAGAGCAAAACTTTCTAGCTAATTATCACGATATTAAAGTTGTAGGTAAAAAATTAATACAGACATGGGTCGATGTTGATGGTAATACAAAAGAACACTATATAATTACTTTTAGCGAGCCAATTTACGGTTTTTGGTGGGATCAATTATTAGAAAAATTATTTTATTCAGTTGGGTGGACTTCTGGTTGGTCTATACCATTGTCTAACATAGTAACTCATTTTGTTTTTAAGTCTGGTATTTTAAATTTTTCTCCTAAAAACTTAGTAACAGGTATTAATATTGTTGACAATCTTTTGTTTTGGACAGACAATGCTAATGAGCCTAAAAAAATAAATATAGATAGAAGTATAAAAGGTACTGACCCTAGTGGTTTGATAGCTACCACTCTTGTAAACGAAGAAACTGGAGTAACAAGTAAACTTGAAGAAAAACATATAACTGTTATAAAGAAAGGTCCTGAATCAACTTTAGGTATGGATTTGAAAACTAGCAGAGATGATGATAAAGGTTACACTGGTGTTGTGAGAATTTGTGACACAATACAGTTGTTAGTTGATAACGAAAACTCTGACCTTTGGGACCAAAGAACAACCTCAAATACTTCTCTTCCTTATGACTTTTCCACATTTACAACGGAAGAAGGTAAAAATATAGTTAAATTTCAAATTAGAACTGATATATCTGGGTCTTCAAACTTTAAGTTGGACGGCATGCTAGACTCTATCAACAACCCTACTATGGTTGGTACGAAGGTTGTTTTAAAAGAGTTTACAAATGGCATTCCACCAAGTATACCTATAACCGATTATACTATAAAAGGCGTTGTAGTAGACTGGATATGGCAAGGGGATGATTCTAACGCACATGACAGTAGTTCTCCTTTTTGGGGCGCTAAAATGGCCGTTAAAATAAATAGTATATCAAGACCGCCGCTACCTGCAGACCCTATTACAGGTTTTTTAGATTACGCTGTTGACTTTTTTGATGAAACAGAAAATCTTTACGAATTTAAGTTTCCAAGGTTTTCTTATAGGTACAAATATTTAGACGGAGAGTACTCAACTTTTGCCCCTTGGACAAGAGTTGCTTTTGTGCCTGGTGGGTTTGATTATCATCCAAAAAAAGGTTATAACTTAGGTATGACAAACAACTTGTCTAAAGTTAACTTAAAAGGCTTTAGTACAAATGTACCAAAAGATGTTGTAGAGATTGATATATTATACAAAGAAGAAGATTCACCTAGCATATACGTTGTAGAAACGCTAAACGCTAACGCTGAAAAAACTATAGAAAAAATTACAAGTAGTGGGATTCCAGCTATGATAAATGAGTTTCAGAATAACGAGCTTGAGATATCAGAAGAAAACATCAAATCAATACTACCTTCTAACCAGTTTTTAAGACCCTGGGATAACGTTCCTAAAAAAGCTTTAGCACAAGATGTTACTGGTAGTAGAATTGTTTATGCTAACTACGAACAAAACTACGATTTAAAAAGTGGTAACTCTAAATACATACCTTCTTTTAAAATAGCGCTTCAAGCTAATGAAACAGGTATAGCTTCAATAAAATCTTTAAGGGAATACCAATTAGGAGTTGTTTTTACAGATAAATATGGTAGAGAAACTCCTGTTGTGTCAAACTCTTCGGGTTCCTTTAAAGTTGAAAAAGCACAGTCAGTAAACAGGAATTCATTGGAGGTTGGTATAGGTAAAAAGGATATTCCTGAAAACATGGAGTATTTTAAGTTTTATATTAAAGAAACATCTGGAGAGTATTACAATATGGCTATGGATAGATATTGGGATGCTGAAGATGGCAACGTTTGGATATCCTTCCCTTCTACAGATAGAAATAAAATAGATATTGATTCTTTTTTAATTTTAAAAAAAGGTGTAGACTCTGACGAGGGCGTTGATGAACCTGCTAGATTTAAAGTTATAGCTATAGAAAACGAAGCTCCTGATTTTATTAAAACAAATAAAACTATAATATCATCTATAATATATGATGATAACATAGACGCTCAAAATATGTTTCACTCAGGTGCAAACGCACCTACTGAAGGTAAAAAAGATTTTTTACTAAAATATCACTGGGATGGAACTGGAGGAGATGGACCTGTTTATGCTAATACTTCAATAAAAAAGCTTCACGAAGAAAAAGGCCAAGATGGAGATATATATTTTCAGATTACAAACGGACTTGGTACTTCCTCTATAAAACCCATTAGAGTTGCGGCTATAGATTTAGTTAATGTGGATGAGCATGATGCTGCCGCGGGTGAAGACTTTGAATTAGGTGCAGACTGGAAAATACAATTAGAAGAACCATTTGACTCTACGTTAAATCAGTTTACAAACGATATATTAGGTAATAACTCAGACGAGATACTAACTCAAAGTAGAGCTATTTTTTGGAAGTATAAAATTGAAAATTCACTAGAGTTTGATGGTAGGTTTTTTGTTAAAGTTTTTGTTGATACTATTTTTACAGAAAACATAATCAACAACACGCTATTAAATTCAGATCAAGAGTTTAACACTGTATACCAGCAAAAAATATATTCTTTTAACAAAACTAAGCACAATGGTATAGCTTGGAATAGCCCTGGCGCAAAAGGAAACATACTAACAGGCTCAACATCTTGGGCTGCGTCGAAAAGCAATAGTGGTAACAACCCGCAATGGGATGATTATATAGATATTACGAACTGGGTTTCTAATAACTACGGTACTGGAATGTCAAGTACTTTTGACTGGAAAGATGAGGCTGCTTTTTTTAGAGGTATAAATATATACAAGGCAGTAGATAGTACACCAACTGGCTATGGTAAACATGGTATAGATAAAAGAAAGGGTTTTGGAGGATTAGATTATCACGATACCGATGCTTCAAACTGGGCTTTTGAAGACGTTTGGTTTGTAGACAATAACACCCTTCAGGCTAAGTTTGGAAGCAAGTGGGGAGTAAGTAAAAATAATACTAACATATCGCAAAGTGGAACCACAACAAGTAGTATTAACCTTTCTTTTGGAGGCTTACAGCCAAAATCTAGCTCCCAAACTTTTGCTTGGAATACAGAGTGGGATGGCGACAATGGATATAACGTATATAGTGAAGACAATACTGTTTATGATTTTGACTCTAATGGGTATTACCAAGATAATAACGACGCTAGCGGTTTAGCAAATAGACTTGTTCCCGGTACTTATTTTAGATGGAGAGAAGATCCTTTAAAAAATGTTTACCAAATAACAAACCAAAACAGTATAAACGCTATTAGATACGAGCAGATGGAAGATGATGGTGAATCACAAAATAATATGTTGGACGGAGCTAGAGGTTATCCAAATACAAATGCTGATTTTATAGTTAATGACGTTATGTATCAAACCTCAACTTTTTATAGGCCAGAAAACTTTTCAAAAAACTACAACTTACAATTCGAAAACGTAATCAACCAAGGCGCTGGCTTTGCTTGGGATCCTTTTAGTGGTGGTGCAAATGCACCTATAACTAACGGTTTAAAACTAGTTTTAACCACAGCGGCTGCGTTTATTGCTAACAGTAACACAATGACTTTAAATTCAACAGTAGCCACCGGCTCTGTAGCTGGTAACAGCGTTGGGCTAAAAGGCTTGGAGGTTGGTATGGTATACGTGGCAGCTTCAGGTAATAACGCTATGGTCTCAAAAATAGATGGTAATACTATTTATTTTAAAAACCACTTAGCAAATGTCAGTTGTAGTTTAGATGGTGTTTCAAGCGGTGTAGACGTGACATTTAAGCAGTACCCTATGAATGGATACAGTGTTAATTCTGCTAAAAATATTAATTGGTTTAACAATAGTTATGGTTTTGGTAACGCGTCTACTAAAATGGGTGTTGATGCTATTGGTTATACATTAGAAATAGTAGAACCAGCGTTACCAGAGGCAAAGTTCCCAAGGTTTCCAGCTGTTTGGGAGACTGAACCTAAAGAATCTACTGATTTAGATATATACTACGAGATAAGTCAAAACATACCAACTAGGATAAACGCAAACTCTGTAAGTAGGTTTTTCCCATACGCATCAGTAGGACCATATAACATACCTTCTCAATCATCGTTTGTAGTCGTTGCTGATGACTCTTCTGTTGGAAATGGTGGTTTACTACCGGTAAACGTTGTAGCTAACATTGCTGATTTCCCAACTAGTTACGATGACGCAGGAATTACAAATCCAGCGGAGATAGTTGTAGACTTTATGGGGTCTCAAAATATTGTTGATGGAGACAAGGTTTTTATAACTCTTGAAGACGGCACTGTGTTATACTTTGAGATACTTCAGTATAACCCTAGTATAAACTACAACTCTTTACAACACTCTTCTTTTGTTTTTAAACCAGAAATACACAAAAATAGCTTCAACTTAGCTTGGCACAATTGTTATTCTTTTGGAAATGGAGTTGAATCAAACAGAGTTAGAGACAACTACAATTTAACTTATATAAACCAAGGTGTAAAAGCGTCCTCAACTTTATCTAACGATTATAAGAAAGAAAGAAGAAAACATGGTTTAATATTTTCAGGTTTATACAATTCTGTTAGTGGTGTCAATGATTTAAACCAATTTATACAAGCTGAAAAAATAACTAAAGATTTAAACCCTACGTATGGTAGCATACAGAAGCTTCACTCTAGAGATTCTGATTTAATAGCTCTGTGCGAAGACAAAATACTAAGAATACTAGCCAACAAAGATGCTGTGTTTAATGCTGATGGAAACCCTCAGTTAACAGCTAACGAAAGAGTTTTAGGTCAAACTGTTCCTTTTGTTGGTGAGTATGGTATATCAACAAACCCAGAATCATTTGCATCGGAATCTTATAGAGCTTATTTTACAGACAAGGTTAGAGGAGCTGTGATAAGACTTTCTAAAGACGGTTTAACACCTATATCTAATCATGGTATGAAAGATTATTTTAGAGATAAACTTAAAGAAAATGATACTATAATTGGTAGCTATGATGACAAAAAAGACGAATATAATGTCACGTTGTCTGACACTACAAAAACAGTTTCGTTTAAAGAAAACGTTAAAGGTTGGGTGAGCTTTAAATCTTTTGTTCCTGAAAACGCTATTAGTTGTGCTAACGAGTACTACACTATAAAACAAGGTAAACCTTGGAGGCATCATGTTGAATTATTTGATAGCATTGGAAAGGAAACAAATAGAAATACTTTTTACGGTATACACAATAGTAACACTAACTCTACTTTTACAGCTGTACTTAATGACTCGCCATCAGTAGTAAAATCTTTTAAAACAATAAACTATGAAGGTAGTCAATCCAGAATACATCAATTTGTGACAGACGCGAGTACAGGGCTAACAGATGGGGAGTATTACAACTTAACCCCTAAAGATGGTTGGTATGTTGATTCTATAAAAACAGATAAAGAATCTGGATCTGTACATGAGTTTATTGAAAAAGAAGGCAAGTGGTTTAACTATATAAAAGGTAGAGATATTATTTTACAAGGGTCAAACGTTGATATAACAGCTAATGGCTCTTCTTTTGATCAATCTAGTTTTGCTATTCAAGGTTTAGGAAGGTTGCCAGCAGCTCCAGTCCCAACAAGTGTACCTGGTTGTATGGATGTTACCGCAACTAATTATAATCCTAATGCAACTACTGACGATGGTTCTTGTATTATTGGTCCCCTGCAAGTGTTTGGTTGCATGGATCCTAACGCATCAAATTATAATGCCGCTGTTAACACAGACGACCTTTCGTGTGTTTGGTTTGGCTGTGCAGATCCACTAGCGTTTAACTACGATGCAAGTGTGTTTGTAGGTGCAAGTACTTACGTTACATATCCTGCTAACATTGTTGACGCTGGGTGTATAGCAGTTACGCTTGGTTGTACTGATAACACAGCTAGCAATTACAATCCACTAGCAAACACTGATGATGGATCGTGTATTATTATAATTACTGGGTGTTCTGTTTCTACTGCTTCTAACTACGACACTTTAGTAAACAATGATGATGGAAGTTGTACTTGGTACGGTTGTACTAATTCGCTAGCTTCAAACTACACTTCTTTTCCTTTAGCCACAAACTACCCTGCAATTGTAGGCGCTGGAGTCATTGATGACGGAAGTTGTTTAGATGGTGGTTGTACTGATAACACTATGTATAACTACGATCCATTAGCACTTTGGGACGATGGAACTTGTCAGTCATGCGATTTCACAACTGGAAGCAGTGGCTACTCAGGAGTACCGTTTACTAGCTTAACGCTAAACACTACCGCACCTAGTCTTCTTAATGGCCAAATAGCAATTACGCCAGATTTACAAGCACCTTATTTACCTCATACTTATCAGCTTTTAGATGGTGCTGGTAATGTTGTTTCAAACTCACCGATAGCTGGTCAAACATTAGGTGGTTTCGGTGATCCTAACAGTTTCTTGTTTGCAAATTTAGCAGCAGACACATATGTACTACAGATAACAAGTAGTAATGGGGTTTGCGTTGAGGCTTTTGTAAATATACCTATTGTTGTTGGGTCAATACCACAGCAGCTTGGCTGTACAGATGCTACAGCATGTAACTTTGACTTTCCAGCAGATGCGTTTCACGCTGATGATGGCTCTTGTGAACACACCACCTGTGCTGGATGTACTGATCCTACAGCTACTAACTATGGATTACAAATTAATAGCTCCGCAACGCCTTTACCACCTTGTACTATTGGTGGTACTGGTGTGAGTGGCCCCTGTACTATTCCTTGTGGAGATGGTAATACTTCCACTAGTTTTGCAAACTTTTGTTGTGAATACCCTGTTTTTCCTGGTTGTACAGACCCTGCTGCGATTAACTACGACGCTACTGCGACTATAGATGATGGCACATGCATCACAGCTGTATACGGTTGTACTGATGCTGCGGCAACTAATTATGATCCTTTAGCAAATAGTGATGACGGTAGTTGTAATTACCCAGCTCCAGTAGTAGGTTGTATGGACCCAACAGCTTGTAATTATAACGCACTTGCAGTTGTACCAGGACAACTTAACACTCATGACGCGTGCTTTTTTAAACACCTAAGTATAACTGTTGGGGGTACAGATCCTAATTACGGTTTAGTAGGTCCAATTTATTATCAACCTGGTGTTTTTGATCCACTACTCGCTAATACTAGTAAAAAAATTAAACACTACGTTTTAGGACCAATTTGGCCTTTGACTTCAAACGCTCAAAGAGACATGGGTTTTTCTATGACAAAAGGTTATGGTAGTATACTTCCTTATAACACCAATGGTAATCCTGCTGCTACAAAAAATAGAATTTATTTATATAAAAAATCAGATCCAACAGACCCGCTTTCTAGCTGGACTCTTGTTGATAGTCATACAAGTATTCTAGATGCCTTCTTTACGTCAAACGGTGTTTACGGTGAAAGACAATATACTGGGATAGTTCAAGGCGCACAGGGCACAATACCTTATCCTTTTGGTGGTAATCAAACGAGTCCTAGTAATTACGAGTTTGATGTTTATTATAATAGTACTGAAAAAAATCAATATAAAATAGAGCAATACTTTTCTTCAAATGATGGAACGACTACTCAGGTTCATGGATATGGAAACGGTGCGCTAAATGGTGACGGTACAACTTGTGGTAGTAGTTATCAATTCGAAATTACTGAAGCTTCTTGTATTGACCATGTAGGCGCTGTTTTAGGTTGTACTGACGTTAACGCTTGTAATTATGATTTAAACGCAACATGTGATGATGGTTCTTGTTACTACACTACAGCTCAGTATTTCACTCCTGATCCAACTGGAACTAGTGGTTGTTTTGCGTGTGAAAACCCGGGCTCTGGATGCACTCAAGCTCTTCCTAACTGCCCAACACTTCCAAATGGAAATCTTGATTTTTGGAATCAAAATAGTAATCCTAATGGAAATATATTTACGAACGAACAGGATTGTAATGCTACTAGTGGTGCTAATTAAAACAACATAAAATGCCTATATTAAATATAACCTTAACGTTTAACAGTGTAAATACGTCTGCCCAGGTAGGTGACGTTATTTATTACACTCCACCTCCACCTACTCCTACAGGTGGCTTTGACAGCGCGTCGTTAGTTGGTACTCAATTTTTAGGTTCAATTGTAGCTATTAATGGCAACGATATAGTTGTAGAGTACAATAGCCCAGCGCAAACAGCTCCACCAGCAGGTGCTTATATTTCTTTTGTGAAAGACAAAAGAGTAAACACTTCTAGTTTACTAGGCTACTATGCTGATGTAAAATTTATAAACAATTCAACTGATAAAGCAGAGCTTTTTAGTATTGGCTCTGAGGTTTCACAAAGTAGTAAATAAAAAAAATAAAAATGGCAAACGGATACGGATCATCAAGCTCTTCAAGTTCTTCAAGAATGTCAAGCTCTCCAAGTAGTACTAGGCAGAGCGCTACAAATGCGCAAGGCGAAGCGGCTCCAGCTGGTTTTCACTACATGCCAGATGGTAGTTTAATGTCGGACTTAGAACATGCTAGACTGTATGGAGAAAAAACTATTTATTCTTTAAGTATGGATTTTTCTGATTTGCAAGCTGAAAGTTCAGCTAGAAATTTTAGTGTAATAGGAGATAAAGGATCTAAGTTTAGCTTAGAAGTTTTAAATGAAGACAACCATTACTATAATTTTACCACAGAACGTTTTAGCTCTACAAAATACACTTTAAATGGTGAGTTAACATCCGGTTTATACGTAAGTAGCATTGTTTTTCCAACTGTAACCGATAATGATGAGTATAATATAAGTTTGATGGCTGGAGAAAACACTAAGCACTCTAATTATAGAGAGAAAAGATTTGAAGATAACTCTTTAGATGTAAACTCTAGCATAGGTTCTAACTCTTTTTTGTTAAAGAAAGTAATATACCAATATACAGATATAACTCTTACTATAGCTAATATATCTTCTACTTCAGCTATAAGTTTAACTAACACAAGTGATACCTTTACTTTACAAAGAAACAAAACTGGCTACAAAACGGCCTTTAGTATATCATGTAGTTCTGCGTCTACAGAGTCTTTTAGAATATTAAAACAACCATTTGTAGACGATATACTTTCTTTTGTTTCTTTAACAGTAGGTAGCGCTCCAGAGCTATTAAGTGGTGAGAACGAGTTTCCAGCGGTAACGGTTTCTGGTAAAATAAACGGGGCCGTGAATAGTACTACTGTTACTTTAGACGGTTTAAGTGGAACTCCTTTAGTTGGAGATAAATTTTTTATTACTGATGGCGTGAACTCCGTGTCACCACAAATAGTAGACGCTGTTTCTGTTACAGAAGGAGCTGGAAATATAACTTCTTCTGTATCTGTTAATATTTCTAATGATAAAAGTATTCAGTTTAGTAATAGAAAAAACTACCAATGGCCGGTTAATAGTATATTAAAAATAAAACCAGGCATGATTGTTTTTGGGAACACAAACCTAATAGCAAACACAGTAGTTTCTGAATATGAAGATTCTACAACGCTTTTTGCAGATACTTCTTTAGAAAAAATTATTGTAAATAACAGGTCTGAAGCCACAAACACTAAAAACCAAATGCCAACAATTGTAAATGGGGTTGCAACTGTTCAACTTGGTAACGTTGTGTTTGACAAACAGCAACCTTTTGCGTTAGCTGGGCAAACTATAAAAATAGGTGGTTATGGTTTAAATAATGTTTTGAACATAACTGGTTACGAAATTAAGTTTAGCGACCTTAAAATAGCTTTAACTCCTATAACAACAACTACTACGGCTTCTTCTTCCGCGAGCACTAGCGTTGCTGTATCGGCTAGAGACGGTATAATAAACGGTGTCAGCACCGTTAGTGGTATAGGTATAGATTGCTTTACAGCAGTACCAACAGTTGATAGTGGCGCAAACGCAACTGGCGCGGGCACAATAGTTCTTAGTGCCGCTCAAACTTTAGAAAGTGGTATAACTTTAGCTTTTGGCGAAGGTGGTAAGGTAGCTACTATAACTGGTAATATTGAAATTATTAAAGCTGGAGACTCTAATGCTACTGTTTATTTTGATGTAGAGAGATTCCTATCAGCTACTTAATAGTAAAAAAACACCTACAACTGTGACTATATTATATATAAATTAAATTAAATTATGTCTAAAAACGAGTTGCAAAAAATCTTTGACAATACGCCTGCTGAATCCTATAAAGAAAAAGTAAAAAAAATTGAAGATTATTTTATTAGTATTGCCGACGGAGAAACAGTTGTTGGTGATAATACTAAGCTGGTTTATCCAGACTTTTGGAAATACAAGCATTCGTTTGCTGATGGGATTTACATAAGAGAAATGGGTATGAAGAAAGGTCAGTTAGGGTTTTCAGCAATACATAAGCATAGTTATGGTTTCTTTTTGCTATCAGGTGTACTAGCGTCTTCAAAAGAAGACGGTGTTGAAGAGTTTATCGCTCCATGTTATATAATATCACCTAGAGGAGCTAAAAGAATAGTTTACGCAGTAGAAGACTGTGTTATAACAACAGTACATGCAAATCCAACAAACACACAGGATTTAAAAGAAATAGAAACAGCAAACGTTGTGTTCAACTGGGATGATTACGATGAATATTTAAGATCAAAAAAATGAAAAAAACAATTAAAATATATAAGATATGAGTTTTGGTGCGATAGGAGTAGCTGCAATAGGTGGTGCCGTTTCGTTAATAAAAAACAACGCGCAACAAAACGCGGCGGAAGGAATCTATAATGATGCTGACAAGGAGAGGGAAAAACAAGAAAAACTTTTAAAAGCTCAAAAAAGAGAATATAAAGCGTTTAATTTTACAAACCCATTTGCCAACATGGAAAACACGTTTGAAGATCTAACTGTAAACCAACAACAAGCTAACTTTCAAGCCCAACAAGGCAACCAACAAAGATCAAACATAATGAACAGTATGAGAGGTGCTGCTGGAGGATCTGGTATTGCTGGTTTAGCACAAGCTATGGCTAACCAAGGTCAAATACAAACACAAAGAATATCTGCTTCTATAGGTCAACAAGAATCTAGAAACCAAGCTTTAGCAGCCAAAGGAGCTGCAAGCATACAGCAGTTGGAAAGACAGGGCGATGAAAAAGTGCAGAACTTTAATGCCGATAGACAAGCAACTCTTTTAGGTATGCAGATGAACGAAACAGCGGGTGCTAACGCTGCTGTTCAACAAGCTCAAGCAAACCAAATGAACGCGGATATTGCTGGACAACAAATATTTGCAGATATGATGGGTACATTCGCTTCTGGTCTCGCGTCTAACCCTGAGGCGGTGGGCGGAGAAGATAAAAATATATTTACACCTAACAAATAAAACATGGCATCAGATAAAAACTTAATAAATGCATCTAAATTACTTGCTGAATCAAAAGTAGGTGTTAATGTCCCAGACATGTCTAATCAATATAAACAGACTGTTGGTATTAATAAGGGCTATATGGATATTATTTCTAATATTGGTAAAAATATGATGCTTGAAAGAAAAAAACTAAAAGCAGGTAAGGAAAAGCAAATTGAGCAGCTAAACAAAACTATAGAAACCAACTATAAAAACATGTATTTAAAAGGTGCTCCTCAGTCACAAGAAGTTATATTGGCAACTAGACAAGCTATAAAAAAAATACAAGCTGAGTACGAAACGCACAATACTTATGGCGACAATGATACTCAAGAAAACGAAATAGCTAGAGTTAGACTTGAGGCTATGGCAGCAAAAGTTATACAACAAGCAACAAACTCTAGGGAGGTTATTACTTCTATAGGCAAAAGACAAAAGCTTATAAGAACCAACGATTTAGTGGATTTAGAAAGTTCTGGTTTTATTGGGTCTCTAAACAAAATGTTAGACATGAAAAACATGGATGCTGACGACTTGGTGACAGCGACTTATAATGATAACTACGATTTAGTAATGAGCACTATAGATGAGAACGGTGCGCCTTTGTATTCTATGACTTTTGATGAGATTAATGATAAACTACCATCTTATGATGCTGATTTACATCAGCTGTTATTAGATGATAATAAGAATGCTGGTGTTTTGGGGGCTCAAGATGGTGATAGGGAAAACCCTGTAAATGTTTACCAAGGAGATGGTTATGTAGAGAAAAGAAAACTAAATTTTTTAAGATTAATAGATGATGAAAAATCATTTAATGACTTTGCAGGTGCTAGATTAGTTGGTAGAGACTTTAGAGAAGCTATAATGTCTGATGTGAACATAACGTTTTCTACTATTGAAACTATGGCTGCTCAATTAAACATGGACCCTACGAAGCTATTAAAAATATTAGACGCAGATGGAAGTGGTGATATAAATTATCAAAAAGATCTTGTTTCTGCAGAAGCTAAAGAAGTTTTTAAAGAAAACTTTAACAAGATATACACTGCGATAGTAAAGCCTGGCGCAGATGGTTTTAACCTTGAAACCTCAAAGGATCTACTTGCTGATTACTACGTTGATATGGAGAAGCAAAATTACGAAGTTAATTTTAACAAGGTTATAGATGAAAAAGAAGCTAAAAGAGTTGCTGACTATAAAGCAAGCCTAGGAAATACAATGCGTGGTAATCGATTGTTAAACCCTCAGGATATGGAACTCAACTATGGTGAAAATAGTGAGTTTGAAAAATCACTTAGAGGTGAGGGCGAAGCCAAAGGTAAAGACGGAATAATAACAACACCTGCAACGCTTACGTACTTTAGAATAAATGGTGAGTTTTTTGCACTAGATGCCGAAGGAAGTTATTCAATACCAATTTCACTTGGCGAGATAAGAGCAAGGGAAGGACAAGTTGGTAGTACTGAGAAAGAAGCAGATATAGTTGTGCGTGAAGGTACTTCTGAAGACCCTAGACCTTTCGTTAGCTATGAAGCCCTAACTAAAGATGACGTAGCTAAAATATTCTCTGGTGTGCCGGGTTGGTCAGAAGGAGTATTATTGAAATGGAATGGAAAGCAAATGATTGAGGTTAATAAAAAGAAAAAATAGTTCTAAATGGAAAGATTCTTATACGAAGGTAAAACATATAGTGTCTCTTCAGGGTATGCTGTTGAGTGGTTGGAAAAACATCCTGGTGCTATAAAAATATCTGCGCAAGCCAAATCTAAACCACAAAGACAAACAAGCTGGTGGAGAGGTGAAGAAGGTTGGCTTCCAGATGAGTTTCAAGCTGGCGTGCAGAGAAGTAATATAGATTTAGACACTAGCATTAAAGATAAGAATTATACAGATCAAACTGGTATTTTAAAACAAAACGCTAGTCTTTTTAGTCCTAAAGAAAAAAGCTTTGTAGATAACACTTTGGACTGGTGGCGTATAGACGCTAACGAAACTCAAGAAAAAAATACTTTTGTTGAAGACTGGTTTGGTAAAAACCAACTTACAGATTTACTTGGAGATCAAGGTAGAATTGTTGAGAACAGTTGGAATGGATCAAAAGATATACAAGAATTTTTAGAAGTATACGGAAAAGATAAAGCTAGTGATTTGACAGAGGACGAGATGGCTAAGCTTTTTTTAGCTATGGAAGAACAGTCAAAAACTGGTGTTTCTGATGAAATGCTAGAGTTTACTAGAAAATTAAATAGAGATGAAAACAGTAAAACATTTAACTGGATAGACTCTTTAACAGATGGAACTTTAGCTGAAAATCCTACTTTAGCGTGGGAAGTTGCGGTATCTTCTTTTTTAGGAATGGGTACTGCACTTTGGAACAGCGAAGACGTTAGAGCTTACACGGCTAAAACTACTTTAGCAACCACTTTAGCTGGTGGAGCGATTGGTACTGCAGCTGGCTCTGTTATCCCAGGGTTGGGAAATGTTGCTGGTGGAGTTATTGGATTAAAAAGAGGTTTTTTCTCAGGTATATTCAGTGGTGTTGGTGGTTCTATAGAAACAGCAAACACTTTTGGAGAGCAGTTACGAAAGGAACTCAAAGATGCTAACTTAGAGTGGAACGAAGAGAACGTTAAAAAGATTTTAAAAGACGAAGAAACCTTCAAAAGAATAAAACATAAAGCTTTTACAAAAGGAGCTACTGTTCAAGGTATCGACATGATAGCAAATGCTATCGCGCCTGGAATTGGTAGGCTTGGAGGTAAGGTAGTCAAAGGTTTAGGCAAGTCAACATCTACTGCTAACAGAATCGCTGGTGCTAGTGCTGCTACTGTTGACATGGCTGGTGGTGCTGGAGGTGAGTACTTAAGTCAAAGAGCAATTGGAGAGCAAGCAACAGGCAAATCACTTATACTTGAAGCTGTTGGTGAAATTGGTACGTCTGGACCTGCTAGTATAATTCAAGCTATAAGAAACCCAAAGAAGTATAGTTTAAACGGTAAGGACGCGTCCAAAGAAGATGTTAAATCATTTTTAAATGACGCAAACATTACAGACGAAGAGCTTATGAGTGCTGATGTGGATATACAAAATGACGTAGATTTACAAGAGCTTCTTCAAGAGCGGGAGCAAAACGCTATTATAAAAGCTCAAATTGATCCTAGAGTAAACGAGCAGGCTGATATTGATAAGATAATAGATTTACAAAAAAAATACAATAAGGTTAAAGGTGGTAAAACAGAGTCAGCTAAAAATCAGGCTTCTGAAATAAAACAACAGATAAAAGATATAGAAAACCAATACAAACCAGAAGGCGAGAAGTTTAGCTCTACATCAACTCCAGACGCTATAAAAAAACTAGAGTCTAATAAAAAAGTTATAGGCGTTTATGCTGAAAAAGTTTTTAAAGCTAAGTTAGATTTTGCTAAAAAGCATAGTAAACTCTACAATATGACTCTAGACGATAATATGTCTAAAGAACAAATAATAGCTAAATATGGAAAGGCAGCTGGAGAGTCTAACGGATTTGTAGACCCTAAGACTAATACTATAATTATAAATACTGATGTCGCTAAGACAAAGGGTATAGAAGGAGGTAATGTTGGTAATCACGAGCTATTACACGGTATAATAAAAGCTAGTAATATTGAAATAAAACAAGAAACTATTAATTCTTTTTTAAAAAATATAGGTTCTGCTAATGCTGCTGTTATTCAAAAAAGAATAGACGAAAACCAAGACGTGTACACGGAACAGTATATGAATGACAATCGAGACGAGTACTTTACTATTTTTTCTGATGCTATAGAAAACGGAGATATAAAGTTTGACGAGGGCGTTTTTACTCTAGTTAAGGATTCTATTAGAAGACTATTTGCTCAGTTAGGTTATTCAAACGTTAATTTTGACAATGCTGAAAGCGCTTATAATTTTTTAAAGGATTACAATAGAAGTATTCACAAAGGGGCTTTAAGCCGAGGCGCAATAAAAGCAACAAAAGGTGATGCTAATTTTAGCAATACAGTGTCTTCACAATCAAAATCTCAAGCTGCTGAATCTGTAAACGAAATAGAACAAGGTTTAAAAGATAAATTAAAAGCAGATAACCAAGAATACACTAAAGATCAGTTTTTATATAGCGAAGAATTTGATGATATATATAGATCTATAAAAGAAAGTAATGGAGCTATAAACAACTACATTTTAAGTCTTGGCTTAGGAGATAAAAAAACAAAAAAAGTTATACAATACGCTTCTGATAGATTAAAAGGTTATAACCCACAAGAAAAAAGAAAAACTGATAGCAAAGAAGCTGTAACAGTTGGCGAACGTGTTATGTCTGATATAATGTATGCTAAATTAGACGCAGATAAATCTTTAGCTATAGAAAGTAAAAAAGAAGGTAAAACACTAAGGATAGACGCCGCTAAACGAACTCAAGAAGGTGAATCAACCTTTGACCTAGAAGACACTGGGGTTGATGCTAGGTTAGAGGCTCTTGAAACAGAAAACCTGTCTCCAGCTGCTCGTGCGAAAAAGAGAGCTGATAAAGCTAAAGGAAAACAAGTAAAAGAATCTGAGTTTAGAAACAAAGTTGGTTTCAAAACTGGTAGTAAAATATACAACGAAATTATTGATGCAGCTAAAAAAAGTTTAATAAGAGCTTATGGAAAAACATTAAACATTAAAGGTGTAGCAGCTAGAGAAAGAGCTGTAGTTGCAGAAATACAAAAAGAACACAACAGTCTTACTAGTCCTTTGTTTAAACAAATAAAAAACTGGTTGTCATACGGTTTAGCCCAAGAGTTTGTACCACAGTCCCTTAGGAAAGACATTTATTTTTCAAATTTGAAGGAGTTTAGAGAAGAAATAACAAAACTCGTGTCAACTGCTGATTTAGTTCAAGTAGAAAGAATGGTTAGTGAGGTTGATAGAATTTTTACTATTTATAAAGAAACTCTTACTAGAAAGGGTGATGTGGAAAAAGCAGTGGATAATCTTGAGTTACCTCCAGACGCTATAAGAAAATATGATAAAGATAAAAAAGTAAGTGTATACGATAAGACTATACCTAGTGAAACTCAAATTGTAGCCTTTGCTAATCAACCAGCGAAAATACCAGCTAGAGACAAAAGTGGTAACGTAATGAGAAACCCAGATACTGGAGATGTTATGATGGTTAGAAGCGGGTTAAAAGGAACTAGAAAAGACGGTATAACTAAAAACATAGTTAACGGTTTAGTTTTTGACGCGGCAATGGAAGCTAGACAAAGTAAAGAAGTTCAAGATAAATTAAAACAACTTGATGTAGATGTTACAAGTGTGCAAGAGTTGAGCGCGGCGACGGGTAGACCAGTTGATCTTAAGTTTTCAAAATCAGTTGTTATTGATGAAAAAACTTTTAGTGAAGAAAGACTACAAGATATGTTTAATAAAGAAATTAAACATACTTCTTTAATGGGTGATAATCAAAAACAAAAATCAATTAAATTTATCGATAGTACTATAAGAAATCTAGATCCAGTTGTATATAGCACTGTTGTTTACCAACTTGAAGTTTTAAAAGAGCAAATATCAAAAGACCTTACTATTAAAGAGAT